CAGTCAATCCAAGCTGAATATTATCACTTGCAGTAGTACCTTGTATATACACGTCACCATTACCAAAATTTATTTGGTTGCCATTAGTCATTCTTATATTACCACTTGAAATTTCAAATTTTTCATTAGGACTTGTTGTACCTAATCCTAAACTACCTGATTCTAATAATGTAAGCAATGTATTATCACCATCATCTGATGTGATCTTAAATGTTCTGTTATTAAGTTTTGAATTATCAAAATCTAAAACTAAATCTCCAAACGCTGAAATAGTAGATGATGCAGTAGATAAATGTATATTACCTGATACTTCTAATTTTTCTGATGGTGTTGTGGCTATACCAACGCCAAGTTTACTAGATATTAAAACATCACTATTAGCATCTATTGTCAAGGCAACAACACCTGCATATCCAAGTTTTAAGTTAGTGCCATCCACAAACATACCAGTATTAGTATTACTTGTAAATGAATAAGCAGGACTTCCTGCATTACCAGTTGATGTTCTAAAAACTCCAGTATTAGTTATGACTGTACTACTTTCACTTAAAATAGAATCGCCTAGCGTATCTGAATCTGTGAATTTTGCTAGTTTTCCTGCTGTACCTGAACCATCCAAAGCTCCTGCACCAATAGGTATTTCAACTACTTCACCACTAGAAGTGACACCTAGTCTTTGTGTAACTGTACCAGTTATGCTTCCACTACCATAAGCAGATAATTTTAAACTAGATGATCCTAATTCAAATTTTGTAGTTCCACCTATTGTAGCATTTATCTTGTTTGTGCTATAAAAAAACCCAGTATCTACATCATTTGAAAATCCAATAGTTGGTACAGAAGCTGATCCATCTGATACAAGAAATTGTGTAGTAGAAAGTTTTATAGGTAGATCATTACCAACACCATCAGTTATTGTTTTTGGTGAAGTGCTTATTGCTAAAGAATCGGTGCTTTTTAAAAGTCCAAAATAACTTGAAGCAATAGTATTTCCAGTTAAAGGTGTTCCCATAAGAATATTTTATTTACAAATATACTATTTTTTCATATTCATTATATGCTTGTTGTGATGCTCACGATGACAGTTAGAACATAGTATCTCACATTTACTCATTATCTCTGTTAATATACGATCTACTTTACCATCATAAAAACTTTTTTCAGACAAGTTTCTAATCTCTCTTGCTATTGATAACTTCTTTCTTTTAGTGTGGTGAAAGTCTAACGCACTAAAGTTTTTATCATAACCACACTTAACACATTTAATATCTACGTGTGTAGATAGCTTATATATAAATTGTTGCTTCCAATGTCTGTGTCTTTCTTCTCGTTTCTTGTTTCTACAGTCTTTGCAATGTATCTCAGGTTTCTTATTTTCTCTTTTGTAGTATCTATTATATGGTTTGTGCTTTTTACAAGTAGCACAAATCTTACCTTCCTTGTCCTCTGTATTTTGTACCACTATAATATTTTCCGTTCTTGTTGTTCGTGTTTCTGTTTTTAGAATGTATTCCTTTACGTTTCTTTTTTGGTTTAGCTTCGTATGCTTTTGGAAAAAACCTTTTAGCCATTATTCTTTACTTTTTCGTATGATCTTCCACCAAAATATGCTGAAACAGTAACCATCAAAAGTACCTTTAAAAGTTCTATCCATTCGCTTGATACTTCAAACTTTATACTTCCTGAATCAACAAATACTAATACAACAACAGAAAAAATTAGAAATAATAACACAATAGGTCTAACTGATTTAGTAAGAACATTACCATTTAGCATATCATACTTCCATCTCTCGGTTACATTCTTTTGCATATCAGATTCAGCTTGTATCCAAATCTGTTCCATCTCTTTTTGAAATTTAGCTTTTTCGTCTTTGGTTCTGATAAAACGATCTGCAACACCTGCTATCTTATCGACAATACTAACACCTGCATCACCAAATATCTTTGTTAATATCTTATTCATCTATCATTATCTGTTAGCCACACATATATTATCAAACCCCCAACAAGCAAAGCACCAACAAGTGTCACAGCTACCACAGCAAAATCTACGTTTTCCAAATGTATTTGCATTACAATTCATCTATTAAATCCATTAATTTATGTTCTATTCTAAGAAATATTTCTATCCTTTGTACACCTTCCCATTCCTTTAATCCTTCTGCTACATCCATAAGTGTATTGATCTTTGATAATGTCTGTGTGGTTTTTAACTGTTCATTTACATCTTTTTCAGATAAACTTATATCACTTAATAATTTCATTTCTTATATACTTTATCTTCTAAACTATTTAATCTTCTATTGGTTTGTTCTTCATACTTTTCTAATTCTCTAATTAAATAATCTATTTTTTGATTTATTACTTTGGTATCGTCTTGCTCAATCTTATATTCAGGTAATGTTTTAGCAACTTCAATTTCAGAAGTTAATTGAGAATAAGTCATTGTAAGCGATATGATACCACCAACAAGTAAGCCAAGAAACTTTATGTCTACCTTGAAATCTGATTTACCATCCCCATCAAGATCAACTGCTACCTTTTTATTCGTTATGTCACCCATATTTGAAATTTTAGATTTCTTCAAAATTAATTATTTTAATTGATAGATGTTTTTGCGTATCTAAAATATCTGCTAATATTGGATAAATTCTTTTATAACATTCTGTAGATTGTCCTAGAAATCCATCTTTTGTAATATTTTGCGATACAACATTTCCAACCAATAAACAACCATCTGTATCGTTATCAGTATTACCACAATGAATAAGAATATACTCAAAATTTGGAATATCAATAAGCTGTAGAACACCTCTCTTATCATTATGAAGATTTGGAAAACGCTTTTTGTATTTAGAGAAGTAACCACCTTCCGTTCTGTATTTAATTTGATATGTGCCTTCAGGTATGCGAGTTTCTCCATAAACTTTGACTTCCCTTTTTTCATCTTCGAGTACAAAGCATAAAAAATCTTTTTGGTTTGTTCCATCATTAACTAAGTATAAAATTCCAAGTGTACTTTCTTTTTGTGAACTAAATCTATATAATTCTAATCTCATAATTCCTCAACAAGATTTGATAGCGTTAGAATACCTCTATAAATCGTTTCTGTGTCCGTATCCGTACTTATATAAGCAACACCATTACTTTGTGCAGAAATACATTTAAAGTTGTTAGAAGCCATATTAAAGAACGATGTTCTATCTACAAGTATTTGTGTGATCTGATTCATAGCTAGGTTAGCATCAAGTTGCCCACCAGTATTGGTATCAAATGCAGTTACTATTTCAACATCTGTTATGATCTCATTTAAATAGGTGTCTTTGATATCTTCTGCTATAGAGTTTGACACAGATGTTATTAAGATATATGGTGTGGTCGCTGATGAAGGTACAACATTATATACTGGTACATTTGCAGAGTTAAGTGTGATGTTACCATTTAGTGCATCAAAAACTTGTTTACGTATGAAGTGACTAGCATCTTTCATTTCCTATATTCCTTTTGAATTTGTACAGACCAGTTATCTTTAAATCTTTTGATTGATTCTTGTATGGATGGCTCAAAGAATGGTTGTGCTTTCATATTAGTTGTACCTTCTTCTACAAACGTAGCGTAGTCTGCATTATATCCAACTACAATACTGAATGGTTTTCCTTCTATGAATACCGATTGTTTTAAAGTACCAGTATCTACTGGAACTCTTCTTGACGATCTTCTTATTATATCCGTACCCATACCTGCAAGAAGTTTAGAAAAACCTTTATTTGGTTTTATAAACTTAGCTAACGCTTTCATCTTACGATTGAAACGTCTTTTACTTTCTGCCGACATCCTTGCTTTTTTCTTTGCCATTATTGTTGTTTATCTGCTAATATTTTAAATGTGTATAAATCTTCTTCAAACATTTCATTAATCCTATATTTATTTGAATCATTAGTTAAGAATAGTATATCACCTCTTTGTATGTTTGTTGTAGCTGTGTTCTTACGCAATGTCAGCTCAATACCAGTTTGAAGTATTCGTTTACCATCTCTAAATATCATTCTTCCATTTAAGAACTCACGATCACACCAAAATGTTCCTATGGTTGATTGTGAAGAAGTGAAACCACCATATCCATCAGCAGAATTAGTGTTTCTTTTGACTGTTAATCTGTATCGTAAATCTCCTGCTTTGATCATAACTCATTATAATAAACATATTTAGATAATATACTCTTTATGTTTGTGGGTAACTCTGCAACAATAATTCCTTTAACATATTCTGCTCTGTTATCGTAGTACGTTGTTGCTAATTGTTTTATCGCCATTTTAATATCACTAAATGAAAGACCACTTGTTGTATATACGATCTTTATATTGCGAACATAGTCAGATGGTATCTCAATATATTTATCTTCAAACCCATAAACATTATGACCTATACTTGATAGTGAACCACTACTATCTTGTTGTTGCACAGATGTTACAGATGATATTGGTGCAAATGGCAAAACTATTTTGATCTTACGTCTATACAAGTCACCGTATTCACCTGATCTGTGGACATCACTTATAAACAGCGTTCTTGTCTTTGCGACAATATCTCTGTTAATATATGCTTCACATTTCTCTCTAGCAGACTTAATCATTTCTGCAACTATAGTATCATCATCAGATGTTTCTATCCTTGCATAATCTTTAAGTTCAGAGTTTGCAACTATTTCACTTCCAGTAGTTGAATCAATTTGTACACTAATCATTTTGTTTCTTTATCTACTTTTAATTCTTTGGTTTCTTTTTTTTGTTTATGTTCTTTTTTTTCAATAGGTGTACCCCAACCTTTAGCAATCCACTTATCTACATTTGATTCAGGTATATCAAGAATATCGTCTTTCTGATATTCTACACCTTCACGAACAATATCTACTTTACATTTTATTTTCATAATTCTAAATTTTGATTTAAACAAAGATAAAAAAAAAGAGCAACAAAAATGTTGCCCTTTTAATAACCCAATAATATAACTTATTATGAAGTTTCTAAAGCTGTTTTAGCTGTGCTAAACGAACCTTTTACGAAAGCAAGTGGTAAATAGATAGCGTGAGCCATTCTTATAATACCTCTAACGCTGACAAGATACTTGTCAAAGTTATCGTTGTTTTCATATCCAAAGTCCACGGTTAAGTTTTCTCTTTGGAAAACTTGTGATCCTTGTGTGAAATCACCAACAACAAATGATCCAGCCGCCATTTTATTATTTAAGTAGACTGGGATTCCATTTATACGAGTGAAACCTTCGCTTGTTACCACAGAATTACCTCTTAGATACTCATTTGTACTATCTTTCAAAAGATAGAGTTTATGAAAATCGCTAGGATTGAGGATAATTCCATTAGCCGCATAATTAGACAAAGCAAGCTGGTTAGCGGACACCACCAATACATCCAATTCTTGTGCAGATTCTATTGCGTTTGCAAATGATCCAGCAGCAAATGTAGTACCACCGTTCATAAGTCCTAACTGATTAGGTGAACTGCCTGATCCATTAAGTAACTGATCATCAACTACTGTCATAATTTTTGCAGGTAGCCTCTGTGAAAGGTAACTCTGCAAGCCAGGTGTGTCATCCAACATCTCTTGTGAGATAGTCATAACAGCACTTGTCTTTTGAACAATAGCATCAGTAGCAGTTAATTGGAACTCAGAATCAGATGGTGCTGATCCTTCAGCAACATTTGCCGCATTATCAGTATAAGCTGATTCTTTTACATATCTAATTACATTAGATGTTGTTGAAGCTACTGGAATTATGTTCATCATATTCGTCACATTTGACGGATCACGTTTAATTCCTGCTACTCTCTCAACACCAGTTGCATCTCTAGCTGAACTAGCACCTGCAAAGTCAGACGATATTAAAACGTCTGCTTTAAGGTCTAATGATGCGTTGTTTGAATTTCCTGATCTCATTGCTTGGAATGATTCGCTCTTTTCAATAGCATCACCGAATACATCTGACTTAGTTTTGTAAACATCACTAAAGTTGTCTTTTTTGTTTTCAACTTCGATCTTGTCTAATCTCTCAACTATTTCAGAATGTTTCTCGACAAGGTTCTTAACCTCGCCTTTTATTACAGTATCGACTTCGCTATTAACATTATCTTTGATTGACTTAGCAGATTTCTCCAGTTTCTCATCAATAATATTACAAACATCGTCTAACTGTTTTTTTATATTCTCATCCATTATTTCGAATTTAAATTGTTAAACATATAATTAAAGATTGAATCTGAAGTGATATTATCTTTCTTAGTCTCTAAGTGTGCATTACCACGAGTTAGTTCCTTGTCTGATTGGTGTGTATTATCACGAGCAATCAAAGATTTTAAAACTTCTAATTCATATTCGACTAAATAACCAAGCTCGTCTGTAATGTTTCCCTTACGGATTAACTTGATTAAGTTATCAAATCTCTTTGTGTAATAGTCGATCTTTTCAGATTCGCCTTTTACCTCTAATATTTTTGCTTCTTCGTTTGATGCAAGAGTTACTGCTGATATTTCAAATAGCTTAGCTTCTGAAATAACTCTTACTCCATCTTCTTTAAAATCTTTTTTTACTGGCATTATACCTACAGAGTTTTCATCTAAAACCTCAAAAGCCATAAGTTCTAAAACCTCTTTTCCAAATGTGGTTTTAGGTACTTCAGCTACAAATGCTAAACCTTTATCATCTTCATACAGTTCTCTCATCTTACCGATAGGTTTTGTTATATCGTGTTGATATAAATACTTTACTCTTTTACCATTATTCTTTATGGTTCTTGCATAAGCACCTTTTTCTATTACATCATTATCAGAATCTACATTTCCAAAGACCGAACCATAACCTTTTACGATTCCTAACTTTTCATCTACATCACTTATCTCCCCTTGCTTAAATAATACTTTATTCATAATGTTAAATTTATTTTCAAAAATAATACAATTTTTTTTCTAATGTTTTAGTCTACTTGTACGAAGGGTACAGATAAACATTTACAGTTCACAACTTCTTTTGCAGATGCACCTAGTGATGTGTCAGAAGGAAACATCAAAAGTGAACCACCAACTTGATAAGGTTCATTTGATGCAATAGGATTATTTCCATATTGTATGTCTGCTGATCTGTGTGTGTCTCTTACATTCCTACCACCTGAAATCCATTCTTTTACTAGGTTGTCTTCACCATAAATATCTTGTGCAGATAGTTGAATACCAAAGTTAGCAGAAGCAGTTGTCTCTGTTTGCACTATTCTTCTAGCCATCCACCTAGCTTTAAATCTTAATCTCTTACTTATTTCTCTAACTCTTTCTTCTAAACCCATTGCCATAAACTCTTCATTTTTAGTCAAATCCGTAATAACCTTTTTTAGTGTTTGTAGTGCTACACCATTCACAGAGGTTACTTCCTTTGCAGTAGCTAAGTAATTACTTCTTTGTGTTGCGTATCTATCAAGACCTTCAATGATGGTTGATTCTAGGTTTCTTCTTTCTTGTGCAGTTAATTGTTGTCCTCTTTCTATTCTATCTAGTAATCTTTCAAATTCAAACTCTGACATTTTATTTACAAATAACTTAAAGTTTTTTCTGTACCAATAAGCAAACCTAAGACCAGTTTGTCTGTACATCTGTTTGTACATTTCAATTACTTCTTTTTCTGTAAATAATGTATTGAAGTTTTGGTTTGTTGGTGTAGGATTTTCTTCATACATTTTTACTGCTTTATCATATCCTATAATATAGAATTGATATGCAATAGGAAGATTCTTTTTTTGTGCTATCCTTATTTGTTTCTCAAATTCAGTAGATACTTTTCTTCTGTTCTGTTTTGTTTGTATTGACTTTCTTGCAGATATGCTTCTACAGACTGCGTATCGTTGTTGTGTATCAGGGTATTCTGACATAGATGTATCATCAATCATACACCTTTGAACAAATTGATTGCTTGATTCTCCTGCTCTTGGTTTAGGTAGTGGCATCTTCTTCTGCTTTATCTATGATCCTCTTACACCATTTGTACATAGGATCATCTTCAACCCTAGATACTTTGTTATCACCACCCCATAATGAGTAAGATATATCACCACAGATTGGTTTATCTTTTTCATCTATGTAGTCACCAGTAACATATTCGTATGCTCTCGATAGATATGCAAATGTTTTCTTTACGATTGACAATGAGAGACCACGACCTGCAATGAGATCATTGGCTCTGTTTTTGCCAACTAATGTTGCACAAGGATTGTTGAAGGATTCATTTATTTCTTGTGCTTTCTTAGCGTTCTCTCTTACAGATTTAGGATAATCGTCATAAGTTTCTTGTTTATATTCTTCTTCTTCTTCTTCTTTATCTTTATTTCCTACTGCTTCGTTATATTCTTCGTGTGTTTCAAATGGCATAAATACCTCATCACCATCCCAAGTATGAGAATGAGAACCACTACCACCAAGTTCTTCTGCTCTTGCCTCTGCTTCTTCTTGTGTTGTAAATACATCAGTCATACCCCTTACTAATTCTTTATTTTCACTTTTATATGAATTTAATGTTTCTTGTAGTTCTTCCATATTTGCACAAGGCATATAAACCATACCATCTTCTGATTCGTGAGTATGTGTGGTAGAACAACCAATTACTTCTGCTCTCTCTTGTGCCTCTACCCTAGTATTATATACTTCATCAGCTAATGCTTTATTGTCTTTGCTAGACATTGGATGACCTTCAGGTAATAAGTCTGTATCGTGTTTACCACTTCTAAATCGACCATTTCTAAGTGCATATAAGTATGAGTTTACTCTACCCATTGCCCATTGGTCTTCATTCTGTACGTTTGGTCGTACAGATGCAGGATTGTTTCTATATGCACCTACACCCCTTCTATATACTTGGAATAATGTTCTTACAGTAGTTCTTTTAGTCTTATCATCACCTACCTTTTCATTGTGTTCTTCAACTTTATTTTCTAAGGCAGTTCTTAACCTTGCAGTCATCTCTTGTTTTTCTTCGGCATCGTGCATCATATCTTCCATATCATCCTCTGTCATTACAGCTTCTTCTTCTTCTGCCTCTTGTACTGGGAACGATACATCTTCAGATATACCTAAATCTAAATCAGATATTGGCACAAATTGACTAGGCACTAAGTATTCGTTCATAATAGGATTGTCTTCATCAATACCGTATCCACTAGCTTCCCTTTTTTCATTAGAACTTAACCAATAACTTTTAGATAAATTATCAACAAGTTGTTGTTGTTCAGGCATAAGTTCAGGTATAGCACTATAATCAAAGTCAAAGAATAAATCTTCACCATACATTGGAACTAACCATCTATTAAACTCATCTCTGATCTTATTAAGTTCGGGAATGATTGCATTAGTAAACAATACCTTCCTAGCTATCCTATAATTATCGTAAGTTGTAGATTCTGTATTATTTAATAATTGAACTGGTACACCGTACAGATTACACAAATCTTTTATTGTTGCGTTATATGATTCTAATAATTGCAAATCAGAAGTAGATAAACCAAAGTTTGTCCACGAGAACTTCTTTCCAGTAATCATAATATCATTTGCTGACTTGCTTCCTTGATAGTTTCTCCTCAGTGCATCTTTTAATTGTTGTGCTTGTGTTGGTGTAATTTGTTCGTCTCCATCAGGTGATAACATACCTCTTGCCGATTGATTATGTAAGAATTTAAGATTAGTTTCTACAGCTTCATTTGCCGTAGTTAGAACTCTCATACCTGCCTCTATCGGTGATTGACCATATAGATGTGTACCATCACCCTGATAGTCAGGATTGAAGTCAGCAATGTGCAATACTTCTTCAGCAGATAATTCATATTTACTATCATTATACATCATTGTATATTTTGATACTGGTTTGAAGATACCGTCTGATTTGATCTCTATGAGGTGTGCAGGTAGATTATATAATTGTGAATATATACCTTTGTTTTCTCCATTTTCAGGTGCGATACCATAAACAAATCTATTACCAGTAAGTTTACCAAACGATATTAACTCTTGCAAGAAAACAGAAAATGATTGTGCAGGATTTGGTCTTTCAAGAAGTTTTGATAGTGCAGTATGCTCAACTTCTTCTAAAATATGTTTTCTCATCAACTTTGCCCTAAATACTGAATCTTCATTTAGTCCGT